TTGACCTCCACATGGCGAAACCCGTAAGGCGGCGATCCACCGATCGCATACCCGCGTGACGCCCAGTCCAGTTTGCCCGCTGAGAAACGGTCTTTGATCGTGGCACGTTCGATCTCAGCCACCATTCCCAAAACTGTCAGCATAATTTGATTGGTCATCAAATTGTGATCAAACTTCGCATCCAAGCCTTTTGTTTTATTTGCGCCAGGGTACACGATGGGTAAATCGCCTGTCTGCTCACAGAAAAACAGAGTGATGCCAATCTCTTGCAGTTGGGGAATAAGCGATAGTAAATCGGAAGTTGATCGGCTCAAGCGATCAAGCCTGGTGCAAACGACAACATCATGTTCATCGATGACGTCAGTCATTTCACGACTTGCGGGACGATCCAGCACATCGTGTGTGCCTGACACACCCTCATCAGCAAAAAACTGCGTGACCTCGCGGTTGTATTTATGACGCACAAACTCGCTGATCTGTTGCATCTGGGTTTCGAGCGAAATGCCCGATTTGACTTGCTCATCCGTGGACACGCGAATGTAACCATAGATGTTATTGATTTGTTTGTACGGCCCACTCATTTCACACCACCTTTGTAACCGTAGTCGGTCATTTCTTCATGCAGTCGTTGCCAGTTGATATCGAGCGGCATGTTGTCGTTGGTGCGGTCGGCAAACATCACCACACCATCCTTCACCAGCTCCACGCCATACACGGCCTTTGGCACACCATCGTAGACAATATCGATGTTGTGCTTCAGACAAGTGCGACGCACACGATTATAAAACCGTTTTTTCTGTTGCGCTTTATCCATAGTTGATGCCTCCTTCTTTTTGCAAAATAGCCAAAACCAAAACCTTTTCGATTTCCTCAAGCTGTCGCTGAAGGTCACTGCCCTCAACCACTTTGTGCTTCCAGTCGGCCACTTGGTTGAGCAGCACGTCGGCTTGGTCCATAGTCAGTTCGACCTTCATTCTCCCTCCTTCTTGCCAGCCAACCACGCGGTCTGTGGGAAACTTTCAATAAGATGCTCAGTAAGGGCTGGCTCAAACCGCTCTGCCTGCCTAAACAGCTTTTCAGCAGCGCTCTTTGCGTGTTTGATGTCCCCACGCCAAAGGATGCCGTCAAGACCGTCAGCAAGAACTTGAATCTCTTGCGATGTGAGTTGAATGCGTTCTGTTAAAAGTGTCATAAGCTTCTCCTTCCTAAATTGCGACCAACGGGTCTAATGGCTCAACGAGCCGATAAATGTTGCCCTCATACGTGGCTTGGCGAGGCCCTACGAAGCTGGGCTTCACGTAGATTTTCTTGCCGTATTGCGGGTGGTGCCGGAAGCGTGGGTGACTCAGAGTCTTCCAATGACCTCGACGACGGTGTGGCTTGGGTGATGCGTGAGTGCCAGTTCTTTCGCTTTGTGTTGTGGGCATACGGTCCAGCAACAAAATTCTTGGGCCAGTAGCGCCAAGCCACGGCCTGTTCTTTTGAAGCGAAGGGTACGTCTTGGCTTTCTTCGTAGGCGTGACCTCAACGAGGTGTTTGGGTCCGTGTTTCAAGTAAACCATCAAAAAATGAGCGCCCAAGAAAAAAAGATTTGCCAGCTTCGTGCCCTCATCCATCAGATAAGTTGTAAAACCCTTATAGCTCGCAACCTCCTTATATAAAGGCGTGGGTTTGATACTTATGTCTAAATCAACTTTTCCATCCTTAGTACGGACAAAGCACTCAGAAAAAAACTCATAAGAACCATCGCCTCCAACTATTTCAGACAGCTCTGTTCGAAAAGGCTCAGGGGCGTGTCGTTTTGTCCAAACATGGCACAAAAATAAATCTTCGTCTTTGGTTTTTGGCACTTTTCTGATGACGCCCCACTGCTCAGTTTTTGCAACATAAGCCTTGTCAACACCTTTGACATAATCGCTGTTTTCATAAAAATCAGAGTCGTATGTGTGAGCCATGACGTAATCATCGTAAACGTGCTCAGTCCTAAGTTGATCCAGATCAGAAAAATCAGATTTGAAATAAGGTTGATCTTCGAGCTTTTTGTCCGCCATGTAAAAGAACGGCAAGGTCATTGCCCATTTGACGTATTCTTCATCCGCGAAGCCCCAACGCTTTGACAGCTTGACGTAGCGTCGGATCATCTCAAGATCGGGTCGTTGTGCCATGTCACCTCCTTATCAATTGCTGTTCCACATGGAACAATTCACAGTCTGACATACGCCGTGTCGATGTGCAACATATTTATACAAAAATGTTTTTGTGCAAAAGTGTTGACAATGACACGCACAGTGTGCGACGGTCGATTTTATTTGGGAGAAAAAAATGACACTACTTAGCACACAGTACGTGCAGTTCACTAACGATGAGTTGGAGCTGCTCAACACTCTCATACGGATGAGCTCTGATGATCCGCGCGTTAACGGCATTGAGAGCACCTGTTTTCGACATGAAAACTCTAGCCCAGATCAAGAAGCCAGGTTGAAATCCTTGTGGACCTCGATTGAGATAAAACTCAGCGAGTTTGAGGTGGCCGCTGATGGATAAGTTCAAACAAATGCTACTCGAGCATGATTGGTATTTCGTTTACAGCGATGACCACCGGGCTTGGCGGCGTGGCAAACAGCAACGCGCTGACCTGCGAGCAGAAGCAGAGCGCTTGGGTAAACCTGAGCTGGTGAACCAAGCGTTTGAAAAATTTGAGGCAGGTGAGCTCGAGCATTGGGTGGAGAAGTTATGAATCGCTATTTCGATACCCTAGATTTTGTCGCGGGGCGTATGCCGCATGATCCCTCCTCAACGCGAGGCAAAAAAATATTACGCCAAGCACTGACGCGAGAACACGACGCGGGGCCAGAAGCCAACTACATCATTCGGGTGTGGAAAGAAGAGCGTGGGTTGAAAGAACGGCTGATAGTTTCTGGCGATGTTACAAAGCCACGTCCATAAGACTTTTTGCCGCTTCACGTTCTGCATCGCCAAAAATATCTTCGTACACATACTTTCCGCCTTGGTACAGCAAGCCAAGCGGTGTGACGTTGTCTGGCCGAGTCACTTCTTCAACAAACTGTTGGCCTAAGGGTGTCACCGCTTCGACAACAGGCTCCAGTAACGAAGCAATACCTGCCTGCGCTCTTTCGCTGAGTTCCTTGCCTTCAGGAGTGAAGGGTTCAAAATCTAACGCCGCTGCTCTTTCTTCTCTTGCGGTGCGAACGAGTTCTGCCAACTCTTCTGAGCTGATGTCCCTTCCCCGTAAACGATCGACTAACCCTTTGCGATACGCATCGAGGCCCGCTATGCCGCCAGCGATTGGCGCTACTATGGCGGACCCCAAATCTGCCGCAACCTCAAACGGCGCACCTTGGGCTCGCCGGGTCGCTGCTTGGGCTTCTTGCATATCGAAGTCACTGCTTTTCTTTTTTGTCTTTTTGACAGAGTCTGCAAGCGGTATCGTGTTGACAAATTCTTTCAGAGCACCCGCTTGCACTTCTTGCGGTGTCACCAAACCTGCCGACAAAAGCGTAAAGGTCAAGGCGCCACCAGTTAGACCCACGATGGAATTTACATCTACACCGCGAGCTTCCATACGCCTTAGAATGTCTTCCGTGATGGTTCCGCCATACGGCTTCATTTGGAGGGCGCGGATTTCTTGCTGCGTGGGGTTTGCGGGGTCTTTCACTGGTTTTTGAGCTTTACCAAAACGCGCCTCTGGCAACAGGTCGAACACCGTGGCTGCGCTTGCGTTTTCCAGCACTCCGACCCCACCACCAGGTACGACAAAAGGATATGAGGGATGCGCTGAATCAAAGATATCAATGTCAGCAAAAATGCGCCCGACGTTTTGGATGCCCGCATCTCTTGCGGTAAGTTGTTTTGGATCGGCATTTATCAAACGTGCCGCGCCAATGGAAAGACCTCCTTTTCCGCGAAACTGGACATCCATCATGTTCATGAGTTCTTTGCGTAACACGTCGGGTGCATTCCGCCACGCTTGAACGGCTTCAGGATTGTCTAGGCCCGGCCAGTTTTTACCAAAACCGACTCCCGCTCCTACCCGTTTTCCGTCTTTGATCGAACCCACTGTTTTGTAATCACGCAACGCTTTATCCAAAGACTTTTTTGTTGCCTTGGTCATATTCGCGGCGGCGTACCCGAGCATCAATTCACCCGTTGTCGTCGCAAAATCTCCCCCGCTGGGAGCCATGCGCCACGGGATGTACAGTGGGTCTTTACCTGATTTGGATTTGAGTTCACGCGCCAACTCTAGAATTTGACGCGAGGGTTGTTCTGCGGACGCCCAGACACCACTGGGATTGTTGAACATGAAGTCTTGGCCACCAGGTAAATCAATGGGATCTACAAGCTGCACTCTATTGATGCTGGTGACCTGACCACCCGCCCTGGTCCGATCGGCCATTGAGGTGACAAAGTCCTCGCCCTCCAACTCCGACAGAGCAAGTGGTGGCATTGGTTGGGTATCTGGACTGGGCTGTATCTCCGCTTCAAGATTCCTCAACATTTCCTGCTCTCTGACGCGAGGATCAAAGCGAGGGTCGAAATCACCTTTCAAAATTAAATCTAAGATGCCACCTTTTGCCATCGAACGAACACTACCACCGCTGGCTTTCAGCAGCTCTGGCGAATCAAGATCCTCAAAGTCGGCATTAACAGAACGTACATTTTTCGGATCGAAGATGACGAGTTCATCGCCGACCTTGAACCCCGCAAAGCCAGCTTCAGCCATGTCTTCTTTCGCTTTATTTTTTAAGAGATCGCGAGCATCGGGGAAGCTTAACTCACTTGTATCTAGCTCTTTTTGCGCCTTGTTGAAAAAAACATCGTAGTCCTTGATATCGCCAATCTTCCCACGTACAAATACGGGCAGGATGCGAGCGTTGTCACCAAATAACGGACTATCTGGATTGCCTGTTTGATGCGTCGTCCTTATGTATCTCTCCGTATATTTGGGGTCTGGTGATACATAGACGCCCGGTCCCAGCTTTCCTCTCTCTGAGGGCATGAGTTGTGTGAAGTCGCCTCCCGACTCCAGCTTGTCGGTGGCGTGGTAATACACCGTACCTGTATCAAATCCCGCCTTTTCAGCCTTAGCTAAACGGTCAGCGGCTTTGATCATGCCGCGTGCAGTACGAGCTGCACCACCAATCACAGGGATCGCGCCCATGCTCTGCAACGCAGCGGCGCCAAAATTACCCTCGCGTAGATTTTCAGCCAGGCTAGGGGAACGTGGCCCCTGCATGACCATTTCCGACATCGATACACCCGGTGCTGGGAACTCTGGGAACTCGCCAGTGATGTCAATCAGACCCAAGGGGTCCACAAAAGCACCCAAAATGTTGGCAGTTTGCGCGGGTGTGAGCTCTGGGAAGCGACTTTCACGCTTATCGGTAGCAGAACCGCCTTCTTGAAAGCCAAAAATGTCGATGTCGTCGATTTTTTGCACTATGCCGCCTCTTTTTGCGCATCAAACGATGATTTCAACAGAAAAAACCAGTCCTCGAGCGTTAATACCACGGTTCTCGCGTTGTTTTTCGCGATTTTCGCGTTGATGGAGTGCATCGGCACACAAACGCGGATCGGTTTGTTGTTGAATTTGTAAATCAACACTGGAATATCGTCACCGCACGCCTCACAGACTTGGTCCCACCAGGCAGAAGCGTACCACCAACCGCTTTTGTACGCCTTACACTCAATAGAATAGCCAGGAATCTCAATATCACACAGATTGGCAGCCTGGTATTGATCGAGATTGCGCTTACACGTAAAACCCAGCGCATGTTCAGCGGCGAATGCGTTGATTCGCTTCACAATATCCCGCTCGAACGCGGCGCCTTTGGTGCGTGAGTCTGCCATTGGCCGAGTGTAAGCAAAAAAAAATTAGAAATACACTCGCGGAAAGGATACCTTACGGGCCTTCCTACCAAATCACCCTGCTCGCCCGACCCATGTTTTTGTTGTCTCCTTCAAAAACCGGGTGGGCAGGGTCCCTTTGCGCGCGTGGATTTGCGTTGCGTATTTTTGGGGGTTGGATGTACCAAACCTTGCTATAGCTACAGCGCCATGCGGCCGCGCGATATAGGGGGGTGCGGGTGTCTCTCTCTATTGCGATCTGGCGGCTTTTTTTCGACCCTATAGGGTTCCTTGCCTTACACACGCTTTTGCGACACAGGGCAATACAGGGCGTCCTACGCGCTTCTGGCCCTAGGTTTGCGCTGTCTGGCAGACCACCGTATCGCCTCTGCTCAGAGCCAAGCAATACGCGCAACTCTGCGCGCACCAAAATATTGCGCGTAAGTCGTTGATTTTATTACATTTTTACATTTTTTTGCAGGTTTTTGCTTTTTTTTGCATTTTTTTGGGCGGCGCCGAGCGAGAGGGGCAAAAACGATGTTCATTTCCCACATCTTCCCACCCGGCTCGGTTAATGATCTCGATCACGCATCTCGCTGTCCACGCCCAGCAACTCGTTTAACCGTTGCTTGATGTCGTCCTTTGTCATCTTCTGCAAGTCGGCGTTGATGTTGAGGTTTTGGCTACGGTGAATGGTCAGCCCGGCAAGCTGGTTCAGCTCTTTCACCGCACTCACCGCCGCGTTGTATGCACCGTTCTCAAAACTTGTCTCCGCAATCTTCCAAAGCATGGCGCCTGTCTTTTGCGGCGTGAC